GCTACGATAGTTCCATCTAATAAGTCAGCAGAGGTGATAGTTCCACGAAGGTCTAACTTAGTTTTAGCAATAGCAGCAGATGCATTGATGTCAGCATTTACGATAGTTCCATTTAGAATCATATCGCTTGTTACTGTACCGCTTGGAAGAGTTACTGTTCCAGTAAATGTAGGACTAGCAGTAGGAGCCTTAGAATCAATCTGTGTTTGAATTGCTGAGGTTACGCCATCTAGGTAGCCAATCTCAGTATTAGATACACCAGAGATGATTGGTTGTTTTCCATCTAATTGGGTCTGGATAGCAGAGGTAACACCATCTACATAGTTAAGTTCAGTTGTTGAAAGAGTAGCACCATCAAGGATGTTTAACTCTACTGCACTTGCAGTAACACCATCAAGAATATTAAGTTCTGCTGCAGTAGATGTTACTCCATCTAGAATATTAAGTTCAGCAGTAGATGATGTAATTCCGTCAAGTACGTTAAGTTCAGTAGCAGTGGCAGTAAGGGCTACGTTCTCATTAATCTTAGGACTAGTTAAAGTTTTGCCTGTAAGAGTCTGAGTATCGGTAGTTCCCACTACAGAACCAGTAATACCATGAACTCCAGATGAAGCCTCTACGTGAGTATTAGATTCACGATAGTCACGGCCAATTGCCATGTGTCGCACAACTGCACCAGCAGAGTGGGCTTGGCCAGTAGAGCCATCAACACCACGAGTAATTGTTAATGTATTGGACGAAGTCGCCGTAACATCTACAATTTCTTCAAGCGCTGTATCTGGGTCAAGAACAATAGTAAAGGTTTCGCCAGCAGATACAGTAATACCGCCTAGCAAGGCAGAAGCAGATACAACTACTGCAGATGTAGCAGAGGAGTTAATTCCTCCTGAAAGAGTTGTTTGTTGAGAACGTGAGGAGTATTTACGAGTTGTCATTATTTACCTATCGGCTGTAGTGGATGCGGATTGGATACGCTTGTTGCTGACGTTGAGTTTCTTCAGCAAGGCGTTGTTGATATAGACCAAGCAACTGACGTGTAGCAGTCTGAGAAGCGCCATAAGGACGCTTAGAGTCTGTCTCATCAGCCTGTGGGCTAACCTGTGAGGCACGGGCAGGGTCAAGATATGCAAGTAATCGGTACGCTGCACCAATCACAATTACATCTTTACAAGATTCTGGCAAGCCAGTTTGTGTAGCAAAGTCTTGTACATTTGTAGTAAATGGTTCAGGGTCAGTAGCGTATACAACCTTTACCGTTCTACCTGGAGTTATGTAATCTCCAATAGTAATTGTTTGGGCATTAGCCCCAAACGCTGTGGAATCTGCTGTTGAGTCCCATGACCATCTGCGGACTGGAATCCACTCTTGTGATGGGCCAACCTCTTGCCACATGATTGTTAGAATGTTTTGAATATACAAGTCATTGAAATCGTATGTAGTTCTTGCTGCATTGTATGTAAAGGTAGTTGTCTTAGCAGCAAAGATAGATGCACCCATTGCACGGATAGTGTCATTGATGGCACGCTTTACTACGTAGCGTGGGAATGTAGGGCTGATTGTTACTTTAGAATCAACAGTATGGGTAGCAGCGGTAGTACCAAGATATCCTCTACCCCAAGGCGCAACAGTTGCTGTGTTTGCCACACGGTCTACTGAGTCAATCCACATTAACTCTTCGTCAATCTCTACAGTTCCTTTACCAAAGTTTTCAATGTTGCCCAAACTTAAAATAGTAGGAGATGCAGAGGAAGAAGTAGTTGTAGTTACCGCAGTAGTAAGGTGAGTAGCACGGTCCTGTTGGTATGTATAACCAGCAAGGTTAATTAAAACCTCATCAATAAGATTAGATAATGTAGTTGTCATTAGGCGTTTATGCTCCGTAATGCAGCAGGGGCTGCTAGTCCAGTAGTTCCAGCAAGTTCATTGCAGATACCATCAATGTCTTTAAATTTATCTCTTGTCCGTCCAGCCTCTGCTTTAATGTTAAGTGCACCTACGGTTGGCATGCCAGTAGTACCAGCCCAAGCATTAGCAGCACCTTGTTCATCAAGATAACTTGCCACATTGGTAATACCAGCAAGACGATTAAGTTCTGCTGTAAGACTGCTACCTGCTATGCCTAGTGCCATTGGTTACTTCTTTCTGTGATGTTTCGGTAATATTAAGTTTGATTGCTTTTCTACTCCGCCAAAGAAAGCGTTATAGTAATGCTCATCAAATGAGAATCTTTTAATGTGCGGAACAGTTGCTCCTGTATCGCACCATACTTCTACTCCTGCTTTGCCACACAAAGCAAAGAAGTAAATGTCTTCGCCGATAAATGATTTCTCAGTTCCTGCTTCCATAAACATGGCTACATCTGGAACTGCTTCAATTATCTTATCGACTACACTTCTGTGCATTAGCACAAATCCCATACCTGCTGCAGCGACTTTAATAAACTTGTCCTTTGGCAGAGGATGTATTGGCTTAATAGCAATAACATCGCCAGACTCTACAAAGTCAAACACAGTAGGTTCTGGAACCATCAAAGGTTCCTCTGGGTTCTTGCTGGTAAAGTAAACACCAGTAATGATTGGGTGCTTATCTTTATCTTTCTTATTCCATAATCTTAAAAACTTTTCAGGGCTAATAACTACATCTGAATCTACCCATAGTAGCCACTCTGATTTATTCTGTTCGTACCAGTAGCGGATAACGTGTTCACGTTGTCTTGCTATCTGATTGCCACCACTACGAATAGTTGATTCAAACTTTACACCTGAATCAATAATCACATTAGTGACTCCGTGCATAAACTTGCCATCTACATTGCCGTTATCACACCAAGCAATTGATACTGTATCTTCTGTCCCCTGTGTCATTTATTACCACTTAACCTTGTCTGCCCAGTATGCTGCTGACATCTTGCCCTTGGCAATATTCTTAGCATGACGAGCCTTGAATGATTTTTGACGGGCTGTTGGTTGTCTATCCCCAGTAACCCCTTGTTGTCCAAAGCGGATAGTCTTTACTTGACTACCAACTTTAGCCACAACTACATGTGATTTAGTAGGATGATTAGGTGTACGCTTTGGTTTATTAAAACCAGATACGCCTGCTCTTTTTAATCTTGGGTCTTTCATTTCTTGTCCTTAACTACTTCTTTAGTTTTCGGGTCAAGACGAACCTTTACGCTGCCGTCCTTACGTAGAATAACAACTAAGCCATTACGGATAATTGACTTATTAAATCCGTCATGCCGTTTGTGTTGACCCGAAGACATTATCTATTACCTGATTTCTTAACACCAGAGATTTTAAGTAAACGTGGATTCTTTTTAACAGCAGCCTTGCTGGCTTTCCGAGCACTGGCAGCCAAGATGGCTCCAGCACCTTTCATGGAGACCCCCTGCTTTGCAGCAATTTTCTTCTGCACTGCTTTGAATCCTGGGTGTGCTTTCTTCATTACTTCTTCTTTCCATAACGCTTCTCCATTAGTTTGTCTAATGCGGCTGTTTGCTTAGCCTTAGTCTTAGCCATACCTTTAGGGGAGATTTCATTTTGATATGCCTTAAGTGCATCTGCACCTGTCAACTTACCAGGCATAGGTTTCTTCTTAGCAGTAGGTTTACCAGCCAAACTTACAGGTGGCTTAGGTAATTTTTTAACTAACTTACGTGGAGCAGGTTTTGTTGTTTGAATAAACTTTTCTCGCTCTGACATTGGCTTTGGTCTACTTGTTTTTTTAACAGCCATTAGAACATCTTCTTCTTTTTAGCAGACTTTTTAGCAGCCTTCTTCATACCCTTTTTGGCTTCCTTCATCTTCTCAGCCTTTGGCTCTGATTTCTCATAAGCAAAGTATGCTTTCTTAGCAGCCTTCTTAGCAGCAGCCTTACCCTTGGCTGTGTATGGGAACTTCTTATTTCCTACCTGTGGCATTATATGCTTCCAATCTCTTTCATTACTTCTGCGGCTTTTGGTGTTATGTCCTTTGCTTTAGGCATAGTGTCCGCATTATACGCTTTGCCTAAAACCTCTGATGCTTTATGCGCTTGTTGTATATGGCGCATACTTGTTCCTGCTGGTTGTATACCTTGTGCCCTAGCATCACGATATGCCGCTAGTTCTGCATTCCATTTCTTATCTGGAATATCTCGTTTAGCATCTCCAGTATTCATCTGAAGACTTAGTCCCTTACAGCCAAAACAATTATCTACTGGCACGGGATGATGCTCCCAATGCTTCATAGCGCAGTAAAGTTGCTTTCTGTAATACCAATATCTGCAGAGATTAACGCTGCTTTAGTAGCGTCATTAACTGTATGGTCTCTACCACCAAGGTAATACTCTTGATATGTAGTTAAATCTTCATCTAATGGATAACGGATTAATGAGTAAGCATTGTTCTGTTTAATAACAGTAATGCCCCTCTTTAATCTGTAGAAGTAAAACAAGCGTGTATTACCTGCTGGACCTTCTTCTACTGTTGGTGGCCTAAAGATGTAGTTTGCCATTTGTCCTCCTTAATGGACTTACTGTTAGGCACTGCGTAAACAGTGCCCAACCGTCAATCAACTAAGCGATTGATGAACCTGATTCGATTCGGTACAGTGCTTCTTCACGGTAGCGTGCAAAGCCAAGTACGCCGTACCAACCCATTGGGCGGTGACGCATTAACTTGTCAACTACTGGTCCGATTACTGTGTGTGGCTCTTCTGCCACTGCTTGTGCCATTGCTTGTTGTCCGCATACGATTGTGCGGTAGTTACGAGCAGATGAAGCACCATCTGTTGCATTGTAAAGACGTGGAGACTCTACGAAGAATGCACCTTCGTATGTTCCAATTTCTCCTGCCCAGATGCGGTCTTGTGAAGAACCGTATTGGTTAGGTAGAAGCCATCCTGCTGAACCTGTCTCAGCACGTAGGTCGTGTGAAACTTCTGGGTGGATACCAGCCCAGTATAGGTTTCCTTTACGAGCAACAGCCTTGTTAGAACGTAACTTAGCAACAGCCTTGCGGATGTTTGCTGAAGAAATTGTTGCTGCTGCTGTGATTGTTGCAGTAGATGTAGCAGTTGAACCTGAGTAGATTACGTTTGTACCGCCACGCAATGTTGCCATTGCTACAGCGTCAATAGAATCTGCTAGGTTGAAAGCGATAATGTTAGCAATCGCTGGGTCAACATCTGCTAATGAGAATAACTCAAGAGCACGAGTTACAATAACTGAGTTACCGTACTCATTAAGAGTAATGGTTACTGATGTTGGTGTAGACAAGCCAACTGCATCTGGGTCTGTATCCTCAGTTAATGCAGTAGTTGCTGCTGTTAGGTCAACGTAGCGTTGTAGAACGATTGTTGAACCTGGTTGTG